GGCTCTAACCATTGAGCTACAGGTTCATTATTGTAATATACAGTATATATATTGGTTTGTCAAGAAAAGAAATCATCTAATGATGATGTTTTCTCTGTCTTCCATCCAATACAATCAAGAATAATCTTGAGAGGATCAAGAAACGATTTCTCAAACTGAGTCTGATAATCAATATATTGTACCAAATCAAACTCTTGTGGGATCACTTGTTGGAATGATATCACATTACTTTGAATTGGATTCGGTTCTTTGAGATAGATAAACTTGATCTTCTCTCCCTCATTGATCTTGGTATATTTCTTGGTCAGTTTGTTCTTTTCAAGATGATAGTTATATAGAATGGAACCTCTAACATGAATTGGTGTACCCTTAGAAAACATACCAGACTTCTTATCTGTATATTGTTCAATACCATTCACACCACGGGGAAATGCAATATCAGCAGGATCAAGCATTTCAAAATCTTTTCTAAACTTTTCAATAAAATTTATCATATCATTCTCTGTACCATTGAGAATAACATCAATAGATTCCGACAACTTATCACGACATGCTGTGGGTGTAGATGACTTGATCATCTCAAGACCCATCACTTTTACTTTAGGCTTAACATACTCTACACCTTCATTATTATACACATTAAGAATATAACGCTTTTTGGCTGTCCAAATACCTGTGTCAGCCAATGCTTCACGTTTCATCATCATTTTTTGTTGGTAGGCATTAGTATACTTAGCAAGATCGCTATAAGACCTGTCAATAAATGGTTGTATTTTAGTTTCACAAACCTTATCCAAGAACTGGATGATTTCTCTAGTTCCAGTATTTGGATTCTTTTCAATAATAGTTCTGCCCACCAATTCATCAAGAGAGAGATAAATTGAGTCTGTATCTGATGCAATTACATAGTCCTTATCTGTATTTCCTAACAACTTATTTAGATATTCGTTAAGTCTTTTTTCAATCCAACGAATAGCTAACTGACCAGCTGTTGTGATTGCTGATGCTTGACGAATATCAAAGAAACGGAAAAACTGATTGCCTAGTGCACCATAAGCTGAGTTTAGACATACTTTCTTGGCTAGTTGAAGATTATTATATCTTGCTATTAATTTTTCAATCTCAATTCTCTTGAGTGAATCTGTTTCTTTCTCTAGATCCTTCTTTGCTTGAATTGCTTTCTTCTTATACACAGACCGATCATTATACATATCTTCCATCATCTTAGCAAGAAAGCCTTGCTCTTTTGTACGGAAGAATTGACCATTTGGAGTCAGCGTACATGATTCATTAATGAGTCTGGAAGTGTCTATATGAGTCATTAATAGTTCATCAATTGTGATACTACAAGAGATAAGATTCCTCATAACATCTGTATACTCTTCAGGCTCGATCAACATTTCTGGTGAAATATTAAACTGCATGATAAGATGTGGATACAGACTATTCAAGTCAAACGATGCAACCCAATTATGTTTACCGACTTGTGGATCTTTGACATATGCTCCAATGTATGCGGAATCTTTGCTATGTCTCTCAAGTGGAGGAATAACAATGTCCATTTTCTTGAGATGATTATAGATCAGAGCATCCCACATTCTTGTTTGCTGAAATACATCTTCATAGTTTGTTCTAGAGTCATAAGCCAGAGTCAATGCTAGATCAATAAGTTTTAACTTATCATCTAGTTTGTCAACAAGTTCAACGTCTCTGATATTATATTCAATGAACTTCTGATAGTTATCACGATATAGTGTATGAAGATTGCCATATTCTTCATATGACATTTTGCGTTCATTCAATTCAACATGACAGATAGCGTCCAACTTGTATGATTCTTGTGAAGCACCACCAGGAGAAAACTTCTTATACAATTCAATATAATCAAGAACTGCAATACCTAATGGTACATATGTTTTCTGTTCACGACCCATGATATTAACAATACGTTCATTCAATGTATTCCATGGTGACAATCTCTTTGCAAAGTCTTCACCCAAGAGTTTTGTAATGCGATTTACCAGATATGGAATATCAAAAAACTTGACATTCCAGCCAGTGATGATATCGGGATAATTACCTGTCCATTCATCAATAAATCGTTTGATGAGATCAATTTCATCAGAGCATCGGACATAACGCACATCATCACGGCTGTTGTTAAATTCACCACAACCAAAGACAACGAATCTGTCTTGTGTCTTCATAGTAATTGCTGTGATAGGTTCAAAAGCAGTAGAAGGCTCAGGGAAACCATTCTCTGAGCCAACCTCAATATCAATATTACAGATTGTGATATGATCTCTATCCCAGTCTACATCATCTGGATGTTGTTCTGAGATAAAGGCATATTCATACTTTTGCATTCCATAGATTTTGAAATTCTCTACGGACTCATATTGCCCAACAAAATTCCGACAATCACGAATATTACCAGGAGCAATATCGGATACATATTCACCTCGGATTGTACGAAACTTTGTTGGCTTCTGTGATGTTACGAATAGTGTAGGATTATAATCAATCTTCTGTTTAATCTTTTTACCGTTTTGAACACCTCTGAATAGAATACGGGAACCATATACTTGAACATTTGTGTAAAACGATTTCATTAACTCTCCTATGTAGGAAGAATGAGATTGGATGAAGGAGTAATAATCTTACTAAAGATCATATTATACTGATCAATAAACTCCTTGATTGGATTCATTATAGCAATTACATGGAGTTTGTCAATAGAAATTTCTTTGTCATCCGAGAACTCTGCCCAAGGTGCCAATCCAACTGATGGCTGTTGTGATTGTGTCTTGGGTGGCATCATGATAATAAGTGTGGGATTGGAAACTTTCAAGATTCCAACTGAATCACTGATAACTTCTGCCATAAGTTGTTCGCCTGTAATTAATTTAATTAGTTTGATATTCTTGGTCATGCTACTATCTCCATTATAAAGTCAAACACATCTGTTGTAATCCATTTTTCAGGGATCAATGTCATCTTGACACCTGATTCGTTAATATATGTATAAGAGTTTTCATAGTCCATAATTTTGACTATCTTCTCCCATCTCTTGTCCCACTCACGTTGAATGATTTGAGTTTCAAGAATTACCATATCTTTTTTCATATTTTATCCTATTATTTGAAATAATACCACACATCGTTTACTGTAGTGAGAACTTGTTTATTAATTTTTCCTGCAAATTCATCAACAGATTTGTTGATAGCAGGAATTGTCTTGTAGTCATGACCACAAAATAGACCAGACTCTTTTAGTTTTGGCCAATAATTATAACAATCTCTTAGTGTTTGATTATATTCATGAAGACCGTCAATAAACACAAAGTCTACAGAACTGTTAACAAATTGTTCTACTGCTTCATCAGAAGTCATACGAAGAAGTTTGTATCTATCTTTATATGGCTTCATTGTATTCATAAATTTTCTCAACACATCTTCACGATCATTGAGATTATTACCATTCCAATCAATATAAGACATATATGGATCTATACAATACAAAAACAAATCTTTTCGTGTCTCTAATAGATATGAAGCTGTTTCTCCAACATCTGATCCAATTTCAATACCAACTGGATTTTTAATATCTTTGATCAGATCAATAATACCTTGACCAGAACATTGATATGAATTTTTGTATGAAGTCACACCACTTGATGTATTATATGTAATAAACTCAGTCATCTTTAAATTCTCCACTTGGTGAGATAAAACCACTGACACCAATCTTGTCTAGTTCTACAACTTTGTGTTTGCTTAAAAACTTATACATTGAATGTTCAACATTGATATCATACAGAATTGAATCATTAATCATATTAACAATTTCATCTCTATATGTATTCAACAAAGAATAGTCCATGTGATATAGTCTTGTTTCATAGAACTTTTTAGCGTTTGCTTGGTCTTGTTTCTCTATTGGCATCCAACTATCAAACGATTTGAGAAATACAAAAGAATCTTTATACTCAAATCCAGGTTTAAAGTTATCATTGAGCACATATCTGCCTGATATTTTATAGATGCGTTTTCCTTCTACAGTATTCTTTTTGAACCAATCAAGAAAATGAAACAGACAAAGATTCTCAATGAATATCTTGAATCCTTTTTGAGCATATGTTCTGACTTCTGGATAATCGTATGCTTTAAAAATATGAACACCCATAGACTCAATTACTTTTAACTTATCTACATCAGGATCTTCTGTTGATCCTTCAATTAGATACATTGTTGAGTTTTCTGGTCCATATTTCTTGATAGATTCTATCGTTTGTATTGTTTGTTTGAATCTTTCTTCTTTGTTATATAATGATAGATGATCTACTGTTCGTAGGGCTGAAGTAATTAAAAAGATACCATCATATGTCATTTTCTACATAATATCCATTGTTTGATCTGACATTAAATGCTTTGGTATTTTCTTTTGCGCAAATCCAGAACTCATCTCTAAATCTATTTGCCAAATTTTGATACCATGGTTCAGTAGAATTTTTCTTGAAGTTAATCCACCAAGTATCATCTCGTGGATCTGGTAGTGCTTTGATATGTTCAGATTTAGACCACCAGAAGTTGCCTCTAAAATGTGGTGGTGATAGTTGATAATCTATACCAGCAGCATCATGTGTCCCTAAAGAATCTGTACACACCCTCCAATAATTTATAACACCATGATTCATGAGTTGACGCCACAGATGTCTGTTCTTGAATTTGGATGCATGACCATGTTTGATAAGACAGTTTGATACTGCTGTAACTGCTTTGGTATGAAGATACATAACATTCATATCTTCATTTTTGCAATCATCATAAATCTTAGATAGAGTATGTGTCTCACTAAAAGGCTTTGCTTCATCACCTTGAAGATATGACCAATCTTCAAGCATTTCAAAATCATTCTTATAGGTACTCATAACAAATTCAAGTTCTATATTAACAGGAAATGAAGTGCACAAGTTCTTAAATACATCCATCACTTTCTTGTCATTCTTTGTAATCGCTGTAATTTTAATCTTATCTGCATTTGATAAGATTCCACTTTTTTCCATCATGCAGAATTGATCTGTCATAATATGTGCCCATGAATAATAATCATCTAGATAAGCATGGTAATATATTCTGTTTGTCATTTTTTAAACTCAACTTTTGGAAAATATGTGATAAAGTGATCATCTGCATTTGGTCTAATTGATTTGATTTTTGCTCGTATTTCATCAAAGAAATTCCATGCTAAAGGAACAAATATCATATTATCATTGGTTTTAATACTATCTGAACCTAAAATGGGAATACCACGTCCAGGAGTAAATCTATTTTGTTTGAAAGGATTATCATCAACAATCCAGTCAAGATCAATATTGGTGCAATTTAGCAATGTCATACCTTTGGCGGCTGCACCATAGCCAACAATTTTCGCAGTCTTGTCAACTGATCTGCAAGCAAAAATGATATCTTTTAGTTTTTTTGCAATATACTCACAGTTACTAGCATAATTAATATATGTTTGTTCTGACAATAGACCAGCTTTTCTTTCCATTGCAATGTGATTTGCAATATTAGCAGGGCGTGACATATTCTTGTTTCTTGAGATAACAAAGATATAACTATTGCCATGAAGTGGACACTTGACAACATCAACCAAATACATACCTGATCGTTTGCATAGTTCATTCATTGAGTTTATATTATAGAATGAAATGTGCTCATGATAAATTGTATCAAACTCATTATTTTTTATCATATCTGCTTGAGATGTTTGAACAAACAAAAGTGATTCTTCTGACATGAGATTTCTAGCAGCAGTCAAAAATGCTTTGGGATCATAGTTATGAGCAAATACATTTTGTGCAACTAGAACATCAACAAGTTGCATACTATGTAACTTAAGAAAATCCATAACAAATTTTAAATCAAAAAAAGTAGGATATACATTGTGTTTATTTGATGATATTTTATATAAATTTTCTGCTGGATCAACACCAAATGTTGAAATATTTTTTTCTTTATAGAAATCAAGTTGTGATCCGTCATTACATCCAATATCTAAAACTGAATAAGGGATAAACGTATTTTGCAACTTAAAATATTCAATAGTATAATCAGCAAACCATTTAAAGTGATCTTTCATAGTTTGTGAAGTACCTGAAACATACAGATAGTCCTTGAACATAAGTTTAGGATCAACTGCATGTGTCAATTGAACATGAAAGCAATCATTGCAACGATTGATTGCTAAAGGAAATTCATCCTGTTTCTCACACTTACTAAGTTTGTATGAGTTTGCGAGTGGTTGATTATTCAGATCAAGAGTAAGTTTTAAGTTTTCTGAGCCACATGCTAAACAATGATTTAATTTCATCATATTATTAACAAATGTCATATTCTATTCCTTATACCAGTACCACACATCTTGTGGAACAACATTGATAGAACGAACAACTTGACTTGCAAAATGTACTACAGCATTATGTACATCTTGTATGGTATTAAAGTCATGTCCACAGAACAATCCACCACTCTTGAGTTTTGGCCAATAGTTCTGACAATCTTTAAGTACCTGTTCATATGTATGTAGACCATCAACAAAAATAAAATCTATACTTTGATCTTCAAACATACTTACAGCATCATCAGATGTTTTGCGAACATGAACGAATCTATTACCAAAAACACCTGTTCGTTCTGTCATAATAGACATAACACGTTCACGGTCATTTACTTCAGATCCATACCAATCATTATATGTAATATATGGATCAACACCATATAAAACAGAATTTGGCAGAGAATTTAACAGATGAACACTTGTTGTGCCATAATCAACACCAATTTCAATACCAACTAGATTGCTTCTTCCCAGGAGAAGAGAAGGGATTCCTTCTCCTGGCAACCAACCAAGTGCTTCATATTGTGTCATAGATTAATCCAATCTGGGTTTTTCATTGACCAGTCCACAACTTCTTTGATGCGTTCACGAAGAGTAAATCGTGGTTCCCATCCAAGTTGACGCATGAAATCACCAGACAAAGCATAACGTAGATCATGACCAGGACGTGATGTATGAAAATCAATCATTTCATACTTTAATTCTTTGCCTTGACAATCTGCAATATACTTAGCCATTTGAAGATTATTAATTTCTTCTTTGCCGACAACATTGAACTTATGACATTTAGCACCACCAAAGTCTGGTTCATATGCTAACTTTAGTTGTTCTTCATTAAGATTTAGAAGAAAGTGAATTGCATCAGCCACATCTGATCCATGAATATAGAATCGTGAACCAGGAATAGTCTTTGTAGAATCAGAATGAATAAAGACAGTATCATTGTCTCTAACTTTACGAATGCACATAGGAATGTACTTCTCTGGATGTTGACGTGGTCCAAAGACATTCATTGTATGTGTGATAAAGATAGGAAGTTTATATGTGTTCTCAAATGCAACTGCCAACTCTTCACCACCTGCTTTGGATGCAGAATATGGATTGCTGCAATTGTATCTATCCTTCTCTTTATAATTGACACCATTTGGTGCAGGTCCAAATACTTCATCTGTTGAGAAATAGATGAAACGCTTTAGATTCTTTTGTTCACGTGCAAAATTGAGGATGTTACAAGTACCAACAACATTGTCCATCACAAATTCCATTGGATGTGTGATAGAACGATCCACGTGACTTGATGCTGCTAGATGAATAATATATTCAAACTCACCTAGCATATTCTTGAGTAGTGTATTGATTTCTGCTTTTAGATCATGAAATACAACTTTTACACGTTTTCTATCTTCTTTAGGAAAAACAGAAACAACACTATCAAGTCTGTTCAAGTTGCCTGAATAGTCAAGGCGATCAAGAGAAACAATTTCCCAATCAGTTTCTTTAAGAATCATTTCTACAACATGATGACCAATGAAGCCTGCGCCACCAGTTAAAAGCACTCTTGTCATTATAATACCTCTTTATTGATTTTTGTGAGAAAAGTCTACACTTGCTCTCTTTTGAATGAACTCTTGAATTTCTGGATCGTCTTTTTGATCATCACGAGGAGCAAACAATGCTCTTACACGATTTTCTGACGAAGCAGGAGCGGGTTGAATGAAATAAGCAGCAATACTTTTTCTTACAACACCTTCTGGACAATCAATATGTTTTGGAAGACCGTGCCAAGAATTTTGTGTAGTATCAAAGATTATAGCACGATTAAAAATATTGTCAACCACTTTTACACATTCTTTTGGTTGATTGTTATCATAATCATGTGACCATAGTTCTAGACCACCACCCCATTCTTTTTTCCAATCTTTGGAAAGATACACGATAATATTTAATTTTCTTTGTTGTCCTGTTTTGGGATGCAGATTATAATCAAGATGGACATTGTTGACTCCACCTTTACTATGCATGTGCCAACCACCACCATTAAGACCATAATCAAGAGCAAGTTGATCTGTTCCAGAAAGCATTTTCATTTGTTTTAATATTTTTTCATTGCCAAATTCCAAGAAAGCACGATAAGTGCATGATGGAAATCTATCCCAATGATTGTTTGATTTTTTATTTTCTAATGGATTATTGAGATTGTTGATTGTTGGATCATTATAGTCAGGAAATTCTTCTGATAGTTTGTCTGCAACTTCTGGTGTAAAGAAATTGTCAATTACCACATGATTGAATGGAACTGCTGCATCATATTCAGTATAAATTTTAAACCAATCTAATTCACGAATCATCGTTTATATCCTCTAAGTATCTGTTGCACATCAATTGGCGAATAGTCTATGTTAAATTTCTCTTTCATATACTTAGGAAAGAAATCATTCATCAGATAATTCATTTCTCTGAATCCATCTTCCTTTGAATATGAACTCTCTAGTCTCATATGTTTTATTGATACATCATGAACAACATGTGCTGATGCTTGTAAGTAATAGCAGAGTACTTTATCAATACCCCAATCAGACTTTTCATACTTATAGTCATTCAAAAATCGTAGAACTTTTCTGAATATATCATTTCTGAAAAATGGCACACCAAGTTCTATGAAATTTGTCTCTGTGAATATATAGTCTTTGTTTTGTTTAAGACATGGATAAACAGTCCAAGAAGTCAAAGATTGTTGAAAAAGACGAAAATCAAATTGTCTTGCTAATTCTAATGCTTTATTGACTGACTGAATATCAGTTACATAATCATCATCCCAACAACCAATGTAATCATAATCTTGCCAATTAATAATCTTACATACTTCTGGTATCAGATTCCATTTGAGTCCCTTTTTGCGAATAATGTAATCATATGTTCCTGGCTCAGGTTGATGATCATTGAAAACAACAACACATGTTTCATATGTTCTTTCTGGTTTAGTAAATCTCCAATGATTTTCTTTGTCATAATTATCATCAAGGAAATAATTAGTGCCAGTTGGCGTAATAATCAATGCTTTGTTCATAGATTTATTGTGCCTTTATATACAGTCTTATCAAACCAATTGAGAAACTTATCTTTGTCAAAGAACTTGTTGACTTTCTGATAATCAGCAAACATAGGCTGAAGATACATTTCTTCATATAGTTCTGGATTATCATCAACTTCTTTAATTGCTTCAAAGAATAATTCATCATCCTGATAATCATGCCAATTGAGAAATGCTTTGGGATTAAAGTCAACTTCTATTGTTGGACTTCCCCAATAGATAGGCACTGTCTTGGCACATAATGCTTCATAAAGTTTTTCTGTAGCATAACCAGGATAACTTGAATTTTCAAAACATAAATTGAACTTATGTGAATTGAGAAACTTGATTTTCTCTGCTATACCATCTTCACCTCTTGATAAAATATAACCAATGTTGTTGAAGAGAGGTCCACCAGATGATACACCTTTATAATCATTCAACTTGTGAAACCATTGATTACGCATCTCACAACCACCATTCTTGACAACAAACGAACAGAACTTTTTTGTTTCATTCAGATCAGATGGTGATCTAGAGATTGTATCTGTATTAGGAACAGAAACTGGTCTATAATGATTGTCATAGTCATATATCACATATAGTGGCAGTCTGTAGTTTCTGCCATCAAAAGTATCATGATCAAAACTGATTGAATAATGACACTTGTAATTATATGGACGTTGATTTTCACCAGTGAAGAAAATCTTGATGCAACGATTAGAATCATACTTTAGATTATTCTGACCAAAGTTTGTATCACCAAAAATCAGATAATCAGGATTCTCATCATCACGAACAATTTCATATTTCTCTGAAAGAATTTTGGTAAAGAAGTTTTCTACTCCACCAAAAGTATCAGTAAATCCAAAAACAAGTTTATTCATTTGCATTTTCACTTTCAATCCATTTATATGTCAAAGTCAAACCTTCTTTGAGTGAATACTTTGGCTTCCATCCTAACTTTTCTTCAATCAAACGATTATCTGAATTGCGACCACGCACACCAGTTGGACCAGGTACATAATTTCTTTTCAAACTTTTGTGCCCAATCTCACAAGCCATATCAACAAGTTGATTGATTGTTACCATTTCTTCAGAACCAATATTTACTGGACCCATGAAGTCTGATGTCATCAGCATTCTAGTAGCATCAATGCAATCATTAATATATAGGAACGATCTAGTTTGCTCACCATCGCCCCAAATCTCAATATCACCATTTGATTGAATTACCTTCCGACAAATGGCAGCAGGTGCCTTTTCTTTACCACCTTTCCATGTACCACAAGGACCATAGATATTATGATATCTTGCAATTCTAACTGGTAAACCATGATTACGATGATAAGCTAGATACAGTCTTTCAGAGAAAAGCTTTTCCCATCCATATTCACTATCTGGATTTGCAGGATATGCAGAACTCTCTTCACAGTTAGGATTGTTGGGATCTAATTGGTTATGTTCTGGATACATACATGCCGATGATGAATAGAAAATCTTGGGTAACTTCTTAGAACGATCTTTTACACGTGAATGTTGAACAACAGCATCTAGAACATTCAGATTAATCATAGCAGAATTATGCATCACATTGGCATCATTGTTGCCAGTGAAAATATAGCCCGCACCGCCCATATCAGCAGCAAATTGATAAATTTCATCAAAGTTTTCGTCAAACTGCATAGCATATGTTTGATATGGATTTCTGTTACATCCTGCATATGAGATGCATTCATACACATCTTTAGAGACTCTAAGATCACGATATACAAAATGGTCAGCAGCAGTTTTTTCAAACTTAGGTGATTCTAAATCTACTGCTCTTACCCAATATCCTTCATCCTTTAATCTCTTGATCATGTGATGACCAATGAAGCCACCACCTCCCAAAACAAGTGCTGTCTTTTTCATAATTACCTCGTATACCAAAACCATGTATCATTTGCTACACTAATAGGTGTACCGATTTTCTTTTCTCTTCTAAACTTATTGAGTAATTCTTTTACATGTGTTGCTCCATGTTCGTTACCACAGAAGATTCCATTAGGTTCAACTGTATCATAATACTTATGAAGGTTATTATACAGATCACTTTGTCCATGAATACAAACAATGTCTGCTTTGGATGGTGCTTGTTCTAATGAGAATTTGCTTTCATATTTCATGTTTTGTTTGAGGACATCTTCATATTCAGGATTCTCTTTAGCATATGAAATAACTCCATAGATCATCTTGATCTTTTTCTTAGTGTCATTTGCTAATAACATAAAAGCATTTTCACCTTTCATGACACCAATATCTAATACAATAAGATCATCTTTCTTTTGTCTAGCGATGTATGGTGAGATACCATGAGCAACAAGATTACTTGGTGGCCACATTCCCATTTCTTGCATTTGTTTGATAGTGAATAAATCAGGATCAAGATTCATATTTTTTTCCTTACACAGAATGATAAAATATCACATTGTCATTATTTGTGCCCATAATCTTATCTTTTAATGCTGGCACACGATCCCATTGATGAACGATAGCATACTTGATGCCTTTATCGTTTACAACAGAACCATCATCTAGGATCTTTGGTTGTATATCTTCATAGTTCATCATGTATTCTTTCATGCCCTTTGAATCTTGAGCATACTTACCTAGATCACCAGAACCAGCTTTGACGGCTTCAAGTGTTGTGCCTAAATTGATTGCCCATGAATCTGTAGCATATGTGAATTGAGTATCTTTTTTGATCACTGGCAAATCAAGAATAAAATTATACACAGCCTGATCTACAATCTGAATTGGTCGACCAAGACTTAATTGAAAAATCATGAGCATCATACTCTTGACATGTGTATATGACCCAGCAATAACACCAACATTGAAGATATAGTTCTCTTTGAGTTTATTGTGAAAATATCCACCAAATGATTGAAATAGATTTGTGTTACCCCAAGGTTCATTCTTATAACGCATACCTTCTGATGCAGCCACAAGGTCATGCATCCTCATATTTTCTTCTAACCAATCACTTGGATTTGTCTGAAAGATAACATCTCGTGTATCAGTAACAATTACATGAGAATATAATTCTTTAGTTTTCTCTAGATAATCCCAAATGTAAAAAAATCGTTCTACATGTGGAGGTAGTCCAGACTTTGCTTCTACACCACCTGACTCCGTTTTAGTACCATAAAGAGACAATTGTACACCAAGAGATGTAAGTTTGTCAATAGTTTCTTTATTCATGTTTGTTCCTACAAGAACAACATCACCTTTGAATTCAGATTTCTTGATTGAATTTACCCAATACTGAAGTTCATTCCAAGAATAGTTTGTAGCACCACCAATAATCAAATCTTTCATAGCCATGGATATTTGCCTCCGTGTATATTCTTAATCATTTCATTACCTTTCTTGAAGAACTCCATATCACCACCATATGCTTTTTCCATATCTGGTAGATTGTAGTTTAATGTATGAAGTCCTGTTGTGTCATATCGTGTACCTGGATTGTCTTTAATAATCGTAAAGAATCTGCGATCACCACCCCAACCCCAATGCCATATTTGACATACGTTGATTAGAAAATCTCTCTTGAAACAATATGAAGATGTGTCAACAAGATGTTGTGGCTTATCTGGGTATGTAAACCAGATTGGATATCTACCAATACTTTCACAGCAATCATCGTCTAGATATACATCATTCACATATACCTTTCGGAGTGAATGTGCCCATGACAAATGTTTATCTTCAATTAGTTCAACAAGACTTTTGATATGATTTTTATCCCACCAATTATCTTCATCCAAAAATAGAACATAATCTTCATTTACTAAGTGTGGATATGCAGCATAGATTCTGTGTCCATACATGCCATGTGCACCGGCATTGATTGGTGCACATGTTACTTTGATATGATCATTATTTTCAATACCAGAATATGCCAAGAATGTCACATTATCATAGAACTCTGGACCATCAGCAACGATTAGATGTTTGATATTTTTGTATGTTTGATCCCTAACAGAATTAACTGCTCTAGTTAGGGATTTGCGGCCAACAGACGGTGTAATAACAACTACAGACTTTTCAATCACAATTTTCATTGTAACTCCTTATGCTAATCTAGCAAATTGGAAATGCATCCAGTCAAAGTCTCTTTCAATACCTAGAGAGATTGCACCTTCGTCATACACAAATTCCCAAAACTTGTCATATACAGGCTTAGATAAAGAAGCTTCTTTTCTATTCATATTGAGTTGATTTCTGTCTGGATCAATGTCAACTGCAATACCCCATGAATGCATTGACCAAGAAGAACCACCTTTCATTCTTCTAACATTCAAACAACCACCAAAATAGTGGAGACGTAGATCAACAATCTTTTCGTATCCATAGTGTTCTAGTGTACGATTCCAAATTCTTTCCATAGGATCTTTGACTAGTTTATGACAAGAATATTCAGTAAGCTTTGTCTTAGTATCCCATGCAAGAACCATAGTAAATGGTACTTTACACTTGACTTGATTTTCACCAACATCACCATAATAACTAATACATTGTGCTTGTGTTGGCCATGTTGGCTTGACTAGCTTAGCTGGAGGAATTTTAACTTTTGCTGGTTCTTCTTTTACACATTCAGGAAAGATTTTAGTCCAATCGCCAGTAGATGCTTTGGCAAATTCTTTTCTTGCATCATCAGGTCGATCTTTCAAACCAAACCATTGTCCTTGTGTTGCACGTCTCATAGCTTCAAATGCTGGAGCTTTACCAGACTTTACTGCTTCATATGGTGCTGGATATTTTTTCTTAAGATATTCATGCATAGCAATCGTTTGTTGTTCAACACTTGATGTTCCATTCTTACCACCACCATTCAGATGAAAAGCAATCTTGGCATCAACACCACGTCTAATTACATCACGAACATCTAGTGTATTTGTTTGATAGTATCCATAGTCTGCACCATCAGAACCATATTGTCTCACATTAGCATTGTTGCTTACTTGATTGTATGCTTCTGAATATGCTTCTTTCTTTGAAAATCCTGTTTCTGTTTGACCGATACCACGAATGAATGCGAGTTGATTAATATCAATATCAGCAAGTGATTTGGCAAATGTAACAGGAAACAACTTTTCTGTTGTATCACGCCATGTTGTTACAAGTTGTGATTGATATACTTCTCTGGCATGTTGTGTTTGTGGTCCTTCTAGACCATCAATATTACCAACTTCAATATTCTTTGTGTTATAAAGATATTGTTCACCTGCCAAAAAGACTCTATCATCTTTCCAACCTGTGATATCAATTTTGTTTTTTGTGAGAAGATTTTTAAGTGAATCAACTGATACAGGATCACTAACTTTACCATTATATAACTTCTTATCAATTAGTAACTTTTGGAGTTCCATTTGAACCCAGAACTTTAAGTCTTGCATAGTATCACTCCATTAATAGATAACATACATTATATATACATAAAAAAAAGCAGGGGTAATTAGCCCCTGCCAATACTGTTTTTTAGTCTTTCAAAAAAGTTTTCTTGTCTTCTTTCTTTTCAACAATATCAATCTTCTTTGGTTTTTTGCTTTCTGGAATAAAACGTTCTAAGAAAATCTTGAGCATACCGTTGATTAGATCGGCATTTTTGATTTCAACTGTGTCTGCAAGTGTAAACTTGCGAGTAAAAGCACGATCTGCAATACCTTTGAAGATGTAATCTGGAGTTTCATCCGTTGTTATTTGTCCTTTGACAGTTAATACGCCATCCTCTAGAACAAGTTCAATGTCTTGTTTACCAAAACCTGCAACTGCGATTTCAATCACATATGTGTTGTCGCCAGTTTTTTTTATGTTGTATGGAGGATACATTGGCACTTTTGGTAGAGATTCACTTAAATCTCCAAGCCTTTTGACAATATCGTCAAAACCAATCGCACCTTTTGATAGTTGTGAAAATCCGAATGGATCTGTAGTGTTCCATGATGGTAGCATGTCATTACTCCTATGTTTAGCGAGTTTAATTATATGTCTTCCCATAATTGGCAAAGACGTGTTGGGAACGCAATACCTTATCCCAACACTGCTATTTATAATACATTTTTGAAGACTTGTCAACTAATATACTAAAGTATCTGATGATCCCTGTGCAGTCATCGGTGTGCAGTGGGGTAGATCATCATCTCTACATAAGCTATCTGGATATGCATCATCAGGCGTATGTGCTATAATAAGTTTGTTCTCAACAAAAATTGTTGTACCTGTTGGTATCAATCCACCAGCACCATGATCAACAATATCATCTTTGACTGCCCATAGTTTATTATTTACAAATACTGTAGATTGACCAATAACAACAGTTTTTCCCCCACATGTTCTTAAATCATCTTGTCTATGTGCTCCATAAGGCATTACTTTTTATATCCACTATTATCATGTTCTGGATTTAAATGAATAGTAGGTGCCTGTTCTACAATTTGTTTACCTGATCCAATATAAACATTTTCTCTTGCTTGAAGATTAATGTTCTTGGCATCAAACTCAATATCTTCTTCACACTTGAACTTCATTGATTTATGACCTTCAATAGTTACATTACCACCATAGTCAACAAAGATAGTAACGCCTCCATCAACCTCAATGATTGATGGAGAAGTAACCTTAACTACATTATGATCTAGTCTCTTGAGCATATCAAACTCCTGTAGAACCCAAACCACCATTCCTATCAGTTTTCAATGATGGTCGTGTCTTTGCTTCTTCAATTGTGTATTTGACTGATTTGACCAACTCTGCTTGTGCAATTCGTTCACCAATACGAATGGTTCTACCAACTGATGATCTGTTATATATCAACACAAAAACCTCTTCTACATAATCAGAATCAATAACTGCTTCAGAGTTAGCTAGAATTAGTCCTTCTTTTAGAGACAGTCCTGACCTTGCATGTAGTCTAACTGAATATCCTTCTGGAATATCAAAAATCAATCCAGTTGGTACTAGAACTCTTTCATGAGCGTTAATAAAGACTGTACCGTTTGGTGTTGGTCGTGTAAAGAGTTTATTTGTATCATTATAACCTTTATAATCATGCTTTCCATGACCTTGAAATGCAATGTCAAAGCAAGCAGCTTGTTTTGTAGCAAAGGTAGGTAGAATCACATCAGGATGGGTCTTGTGAATTTTCAATGTAGCCATAATATATCTCCGTTCTTACTTCTTATCTTTTTTATCTTTCTTTTCTTTAAATACTGGCTGACCATCTTTCCATTCAACGTCAGCAGTATTCTTTGGTAGTTCAATATTACTCAAGTCAATTTTAGGTAGAGCATTTTTTATATTAATAAAAGCCGAAGAAAGTTTTGCTTTCAACTTCTCTAACATTTTAGTCTCCTTTTATCTAGATATTTCTTCCCAATCCATTGAAGCAAGGATCTTAGCAGATGCATTATCAGCTGCTGTGACAAGAGTAAGTTCAAATGGAGTCGAAGTTATTGAATTACGTTCTAATTGAAATTTAAATAGAGCTTCTTTAAGAATATCTGTAGGGTTTGAACCTTGAGCAGATCCATTAAGAAATCCAGATGCTAGTGATCTACCACCTGAAAAGCTTGTTCCTGATATATTATATTCAACAGAAGAATCTGTACCTGCGCTTACCCATGACCCACCTGTTGTTGTTCCAGAAGCTATAACTTTCCAATTATAGTATGTGTTATTTGTTATTCCTAATATAGACAATGCAGTAAGAATTACAATTGCATCAAGTTTGTTTGGTGATGTTTTCAATCTGATAGAAATTACAGGATAATAAGTTCCAGCAGTTGCAAGATTTGTTGGACTTGTAATTGGTGTTTCTACTGCTTGTTGTGAACCTCTAAGTTCGTAACCACCTTCAGAAATAACAGTTGAGCATACTTGTTTCATCAAACTTGTGTTACCAGTAGTTCCTGTATTCGTTATTTCATATCTCAGTGGAAGAGATGCAGTTGTGATATATGTTGATGTAATATAGTTAGCATGATGAAAAGAATGACAGTGTATGATTTGACCATCAATAACAAATCCACATCTTACAGAGCCAAGTCCCAACCATTCTAAATCAATATGTTGAATTTGTGCTTTAGATATATCTAGTGTTTTTCTTGATGGACCAGTACCATCAAGTGGATCTATATTCCAATCAGATTGAGCAACACGAGTTTCTGTCATAGTGCCTGTAACAGAAGTTCTTTCTACAAGAGATAATGTATTGTCACTTAACTCAAGATATATTCCATTGTTTGCTCCATAATAACCAACTCTCTGTCTAAGATTTGTTTGTCCTGGTGCCATTACAAATGTGTTGAGAACTGATAAACTTTTTCCTGGCTGATAAGCAAATACTTTTGTTGTTTCTCTAATTATTTCAGCATTGTTGGCTGTAGATACTGATAAATTAATCAAACCTTCATTAGAAGAAAATGTGATTGTTGTGTTGCTTGTATTTGAAGAAATCCAAAGACCATTGTCTCTATATCTATGTGAAGAATCAAAAAGAGTCAAAGGTGTAGACACTCTTGCTCTACCAAAAGCGTCTACTGCCATACCAGAAGGATTAGCAGGACCAACAAGATTGCCATATTGGTCAGAGAGCATTACAACTTCAAATATAGTAGTTTCTTGTGGTAAATATTGATGTGTATCTTTTCTAAACTGTGCCATTATGGTTCTCTTTGTTTTGACTTGCCTATAGTATATTTAGTGACTAGAGACCATTCTGGTTTTTCTTTATGCGAAATAATTTTTACTTGACTAATAGGAGCAACTGGAGATTTGCTTTTTTCTTCATCTACTAAATCAAGAAGTTCCCAATCATGAAGAAGATTGGCAATTGTATTACGTCGTCCTTTGTCCTCTTCAGAAAAATCAGATCGTTTACCATCTAACAAAAACATTTCTTTAAAGTGAACAATGTAATATTTTCCTTGTTTATGTAAAATGTGACAAGATTGATATAATGTCTTGTCTTTTCTTGAGGCAACACCAATTCTAGACAATGTTTCTCTGACTTTTAGAAAATCATCTTTTTCATTTAATCTCACCTCTATCAGATCGCTTATGTTTAGCATTCAATCCACCTTTATCTAATTTTTTCTTAATTTCAGCAATCTGGTCATCAGATAAAACTGTCAAGGCTTCTTTGGCTTTCTCGTTAGAGTATTTGAAATATTCTTTTACAGCCTCAAGATTTTCTACAGTCTCTCTCTTATGCCACTTCTGAAAGGGTCTCTTATAGGACCTTATACTATTTAGATAATAATCATATTGTAGTTTTCTGTCAATATTTGGTGCAAGATTCATGGCATTGGCTTGCATAATGCAGTCATAATGAAAGCTTAAAGCACGATTGACAACGAAAGGGACATAATCCCTCTCATTGTCAGTAGAAATGACTGGCTTCTTAGTTTGAAGAATAGATGGTATAATTTCTTTGAATAGATCAGTCACTGAATGATGTTCCTTTAGCTTTGTTAATCCGATCTTCTGCGATTGAAAAATACTTAGAATCAACTTCTATGCCAACAAAATTTCGTTTTGTATTTACTTCATAACTCATTCCTCTAAACAATTCGGTTATTAACTTTTCGCCCAACATACCTTTTGATTTATTGTTCAGCCACACATATCCCTGAAGTGGAGTATTTTTCCATGGATCAAATATATTTATCGACATGACAAATCTCCATCATTTCACTTCACAGTCAACCATGATCTCTGTTAAACATGCTACCAGATTAATCTCTTGATCTGGCACAAAAGCACTTTGATATTGATATTTGGCTATGATGACAACGGCTTGTGGTATGCTTTCTGGCTTCATATATTCATAAAGACCATCATAAATCTTTCTGTAGATTCTAGCTGTGTCAATATCAGAATTTGTCACAACCCATTTACGCATCTCTCCGAAGTTCTTTTCTTTAAGATACTTAATGAGTTCCGTCATGTTCTTAAGATCGGAAACTTGACTCAGAACAGATGCATCAATATTACCAGAACTTGAGTACCTTTGCAACTCATTTAATGTACGCCGATAATCAGGAAAAAACTTCTCTACCACTTTAGCAACAACTGCCTTGTCAAATGTAACATTTTCTTTAGTCAAAATGTCACACAGTCTCTTAAAGAATTGTGCAGCCATCTTGGGCTTTTCGCCATTGACCAAAGTAAAGTCAATGACCGAACATCTAGAATGAATCGCATCAATCAACTTAGACTTAAAGTTACAGGTAAAGATAAACGAACAGTTGGAAGAAAACTCTTCAATAGCACCACGCAAGGCTGCTTGTGCTTCTGGTGTAATATAATCAGCTTCATCTAGAATGATAACTTTTTGACTTCCACCAAATGACATGGTAGAAGCATAACCACGAATCTTTGTTCTGAGTGTATCAATACCTCGTTCTTCAGATGAGTTGATGAAAATATAGTCTAATCCAATCTCTTCACACATAGCAATAGCAGCCGTGGTTTTACCCACGCCTGCTGTGCCGGTCAACATGAGATTTGGAATAGTCTTGTTATTTACATACTCTTGAAAAACTTTCTTTAGTCTATCTGGTAAGATACAGTCTGCGACTTTCTTTGGTCTGTTTTTTTCAGTCCAGAGAAATTCTTTAGACATTCTTACTACCTCCGTTGATCACGATTGTATAGAATTCTTCAAATGTACGATTTTCTTCTGATTCGGCATTAAAGTTGGCTTTGTGATGTGTCTTGCCAAGTTTGCGAATTAGCTTCTTATCAAGACCCAACTTTTCTACGGCTTTTTCAATTGCTTCTTTTTGAAGTTCTCGTTCGGCTGCAACCCGTGTCAAGGAATCATCTAGCTCCTTGACAACACCCTTGAGATACTCTTTGTCCGCTTGTGACAAAGAATTAACAGAGACAAATTGCTTGTTATGACCAATTAGCGACATCACTTAGACTCCACAACAATGAAATACTTCAAGTTCTTTGTCTTAGATACAAATGTAGCAAACTTACCTAGCTTTACCTCAACAGAATAATCATCAGGAATCATCTTGATGTTTTCTGTCTTGAATGTAGCAATCATATCTTCACCAGCATGATCACCAATTCGGATTGATGCATAGTTGGACAGATTGTTAGCCTTATCATGCACCATAACACTCAACTCACCAGACTTTACAACAAAAGAAAGATGTGGCAAGTTATTCATAGATGCAAGCCGAAGGAGACGATTGACAATCGTTTGTGATAGATCAAACTTAACTTCTGGATCAGTAAGTACCAATTCTTTGTTTGGTGGTGAAATGATCAATTCTGGATTACATGAACTGTACTTGACAGTCATCATATCATCTTTCATCATGACAAGATTATCTGAAAAGTCCATATCAGGTGCATTCAATGCTAGTGTGTTTCCCAGAAACTGATTTAGATCATAGATACCAAACTGACATGGGAAAGTATCTTCAAGTGTTGCTTCAACCAAAACACTCTTTTCTGGCGACATTGTACGCTGTGTTGCACCAGACCGAATAACGACACCGGAATTAATTGAAGCAAAGTTCTTTAGAACAGTTAGTGTTTGTTCCGAAAGTTTCATTACAAATCATCCTTTCTCAAGTTTAAGCAGATAGAGGCATATTAACAGGACCATGAAAAATGTCAAGCATATGTTTTGTCATAGCTTCTAATTGTACCTTAGAACCATCATTGTTGATCACATAGTCAAATATGGTACCAATCCATGCCCATTCAGAAACATGGACATTAGGATATTTTGAGTACATGTGGTACTTTTCATTTACATTGTGATCATACGCTGTCTGATACCACTCTGGATCAGGACCACGAACCACACGAACAATGAATCCACCAGATTCACGAATAAAGTTTATTTCATTAGGAAATCTTACATCAGTTATAACAACATTCTTTTCATTTTGAATCCTTTTCTCTAGAGAATGAATCCAAAAATCTTGATGGAATACATCACGTCCAGCTTCTGTTCCCATCTTCTGAAGAATCATTCTTGGGGTAACATCTTCACCAAACCGAGCACTCCAGAAGAGATCAATCTTTTCACGAAACTCACGGCTTTCATCTGTATCACCTTCAAGTAATTCACGAGACCAACCAAACATAATAGATACAGTATCTTTTAGTGTGTCAGCAAACGCAAACTTCTTGAAAGAATATTTGTCAGCAAGGACATCACCAACTGATCCCTTGCCTGACCCTGCAAAACCCACTAGACCTATGTTCATTTATAGATTCCCTGTTAGTGCGGCGATCTTAGGTAAATCTCCAGAGAATGCATATGTGCCGACATGTTGCGTTTTCATCCAAGGACATAACCATATTTTTCCACCAATATTCCTAAAATACTGACAGAACATATAGTCCTCTGAAAGATATCTATGACTATCAGGGTCAATCACTGTATCAAAGTATGCATGAATGTACCGTGAACCGTCAAAGTTTGCTTGACCAACATGATCAGGCTTATAGTTCAAGTGTGGATATTCTGTTTTGAACTTATCAAACACTTCTCTCTTGACCATCATGAAACCTGTACCAATTTCCATAACTTCAAGAGGTTCTGTCACATTAAATTGCTTTGTACCTGGCACTGCATTAAACACATACTCACCAGTTACACTTTGCAATTCAGCAGGATCAAATTTACTTTCGTCAAATGTAGGATTTTTGATAAGATTCTTTGATGCTGTCCATACTGCTTTCCAGTTGATGGATTTCTTAGGATATGGACCACCGATAACATCTTTGTCAAGTGCTGCTAGAGCAATAACATCCATTGGATCAAAAAGAATATCTGAGTCAATGAATAATAAGTGTGTCATACCTGATCTGAGAAATTCATCAACCAAATAGTTGCGAGCACGTGTAATCAAACTTTCGTTGAACAAAAATGAAAAACGGCACTCTATACCATACTTCATACATAGACCTTGAAGATCAAGACATGCTTTCATGTAAAGACCGTTACAGTTACCGCCATACATTGGCGTTGCAACGAATAATTTGACTTTACGCAATTCTTCAACTTTAATAGATAATTCCATATGTGGACTCCATAATATGTTTCAGTGCTATAGCACACGACAGAAATATATATAACACTTTGGATGCCGAATATAAAAAAAAAGGAGGAAGCATTGCTTCCCCCTCTGTGTAAAAGTAGCACTATCAGGCTGCTCGGATATTACCTGCAAACCGATAGAACATTGTCCTCTTACCATCTACCTTGCGATAATTGCTGTAGATTTGACGACCTTCAATATTACGAAGGTCGCTCACTCGCTTATATACGTTTGACAAAGGCACTTCAGCCATTTCAGCAAGGTGTGCTGGCGTAATGCCTGTACCCTTAGTATTACGGCGAAGATGCTTTGCAACACGAGTTAGCTGGGACATATAGTTCTCCTTTACGAAAATGGGCATCTCTTTCACTTATATGTATCCGTCAACCGATGCCCTTTAGTGGACGGTACCTCGTTAGGCAGGATGTTACTCCTGCCAATTCTTAGAATTGAACGTCACCAGTTGCTGCACTTTCAGCGGGTGCTGGTGCAGGATTGATTGTCTCGTCCAATTTCTTATACAAATCCATGAATGAGTTTTTGGTATCTGTATCAAATCGGTTGAGGCACAACTGAATTGCCTTCTCACGATTCCGATTGAAGATAGAATATGCTTCACAGATATGCACAAGACGCCGTGTGGAAATGATTTCTGACACTGCACCTTCAAGGAAAGACTTACGAATAACTTCAGCCCAATCAACCAGACGTTTAACAAAGTCGGCATCTTCCACACCAACAGACTGAAGCACGTTGGTAAGGATCTTAGACTCGACCTTAGACTGAGGATATTCTTGTTCCATAGTGATAGAGAACCGCTCAAGGAATGCTTCGTTCATCACATTGGTACCGATGAACCGACCATCATCTGAGCCCTTGCCCTTGGTGTTAGCAGTAGCAATGATGTTAAAACCAGAAGTTGGTGTGATCAACTTGTTAATCTTTTTGAGGAAGATGGGTTTACCTTCCAGAACAGGCTGAAGGCACATAAGCTTGTTAGAGCCAAGGTCGACCTCATCAAGCAACAGAATAGCACCACGTTCCATCGCATGGATAACTGGACCATTCTGCCACACAGTACGACCATCGACCAGACGGAAACCACCAAGGAGATCGTCTTCGTCCGTTTCAATCGTAATATTGACACGGATGCACTCACGGCGTTCCGCAGCACATACTTGTTCTACCATCATTGTCTTGCCATTGCCAGACAAGCCAGTGACATACACTGGATAGAACCGATTTGACTTGATAATCGACCTAACATCATTAAAATGACCGAAAGGTACATAACCAGAAGCTTTGGGTGGAATCAAAGATACTTGATCAGGTGTGTCCAACTTGACTGCAGCCATAGCCATATCAACAGTAGCCAACTCTGAGGATGTTTCAACGACAGGAACTGGCTTAGCAACGGACTTAGCCGTCTTAGGAAGCAAATTAGTAGGTAGAGCATACATACCACGACCAGCACGATGGTCGGGATCGTTGGTCAACCACGTTGGATAATCAATACCAGTTTCCTCACATACCTCGACCACTTGCTGGCGAGAGATGGTCTTAATAGCGCCAAACTTGGTGATGGCAGCATTGACGAAAACCGAGCGATCAATCTTCTTAGGCATTCTGTGTCTCCGTTGATTATGGTAGTATATTACATGGATTAGGTGGCAAAGTCAATAACAACCAGAGAAAAATTTTTGCTGTTTTCTCTGGTTTTGAGAAAGAATTTTCTCTTTAAAATGAAGTCGTTGCAACTTGCTGCATAAATTTGGAAAGCATGACCCGATTGATAGTCTTACGTTCACTGAACTTCATGAATGTACGAGCAATAGCACCTTTGGTCATAGAACTATTCACTTGCAGATCGTCATTCACATTTTTATTACGACGGGTACGAATGATGTAATACTGATCGTAACCAGCCGAGTTTACACCAACATAATCATTTTCTTTCCATGACTTTTGAATTTCAGGATTGTTGACAACCGAGTCATCAATTATTCCTGACCTAGACAAACTATTAAGATCAGAACTTTCATACAGAAAGAAGCCAATGAGATTGCAATCAGTCCGATCTTTGAGAATACGCAAGTAAACTGACGTGGCTGAATAATGGTAATTGTTGTCAGTCCAATATGTCTTTTTGGTCACATTGTCACGAACAATATACTTGTTACCACCTTTCTTCCATTGATAACCAGTGCTATTCAATCCAGAGTAATCCGAAGCACCATCAGTGAGGAAAATAGTATTGACGATTTGGACTTTATTCTTCACACGGAAATCGTTCACAAGTTGGTCAGCACAAAGGATTGTTTGATTGAGTGGCGTGGAATCCATCCGATCACAAGAAACCCAACGAAAAACAGCACACATCCACAAAAGATTGTATGCTTTGTTGAGTGTATTGATATCCATACGTGATGACAAAATGTTCCGAATCTTGAAAGCATTAATACCAAAGTGCATGTTAGATTTAACTGAATGATCAATATGATTGTTATTATTATTGTATGCCGTGCGGAACAAGTACACTTCAAATGGAATGTTGACACGTTTGCAGAACATTGTCAGCGAAAACAATTGCTTCATAGTGTTCATGAGATTGGAAGTCATAGAACTAGACCAATCAAGGAACATGACAAAGCCATGGTTCTTGCCTGTAGGAACAGTAGTAACTTTCTTGAAGATATCGTCCGAGAACTTGTATTTGGTCAACTTGTTGGTATCAATAACGCCAGTTTTGGCTGTAGCAATACGTGCATAAGCATCAGCCGACTTACGCATTTCAAATTCTTTGATCATGTACGAAATGGTATCGTTTTCTTGACGTTGCCAAGTTTTGCGCTTAGTACCCTCGACACTCAAAGAATATTCTTTGAACTGCTTTTCCATTTCTGGAAGGACAACAGTATAATCATCTACAACATGCTTGAGATTAAACTTAGGCACATCCAGATAGATATAATTTACATCAGAATCATTCACAATTTTGGACAATGACTTTTCCGATGCTTCATAAGTTTCCGACGTGGGTGCTTCATCTGAAGATGTGGAACTTGTTTCATCTTTATCAAGACCGTCCGTCATGTTGTCGGATTCTTCATCCGTTTCACCATCAACGGCCGTTTCATCATCACCGTCAGATTCCATATCACCGTCAGATTCCATATCA